AAGGTAGTCTCCGGTTGTTAAATTGGAACCAGCAGTTTGTGTACCGTCTAAAAATAACAACGCCGGAGCACCCACCGTACCAGACGTTGCTGGGTCGGTTAGAGGTATCATGACAGTTGATCCTTCAACGCATAACGCATTGCCTGATTGTCCAGTCGCTGGAGCTATGGGTACATTGGTGTTTCTCACCGTCAGTGGGCAACAAAGAGCTCCATCGGCAGCAACGGTGACACAACCAAAAATAGTTCCGTCGAAAGTTAAATCTCCATGAATCGTTAAATTTCTGACATCTAAGTCGCAGAGATCATGTTCTACTGCTATCTTACCAGCTATTTCGGGTTTCACTAAACCATTTCTTATATTAGCGTCCGTCTCTGGAACTACCAGTCTAGGATCGCAGTTAACAGTAACATTACTTGTAAAGACATCGTTTTGAATACCTTGCCCACGTGTGACATTGGTATTACCTAAAGGTGCAAATATTGACATTTTATATTAAAGAAAGTTTTTGAAAAACTAAAATTTCAAAATATTTTATTTCCTTAAATTAAAAATGTCTTTAGTTTTGTATTCAAAAATCCCCGGCACTCAAGTAAAAAGAGATGTCGATGTTTCAAATGTTATGGTTCAATGTGACCCAAAAGCATTATACCCACTTGGTGCTACCACGTCGGATGGCCAGAATTTACTCAATAAACCCAATCTAGCTGGTAAACTTGGTGTTGAGCATGATCTCTGCAATTTAGATGTCAATAACTTGACTGTCAATGGTACCTTGATATCTAATGGACCAGCACAAATATGTGATATTGTATGTCCAGAAGATTTTACAGTTACTGCGGGAAATAATATCATTGAAACAGCCACAGCTGGTGATATGTCTCTTCTTGCACCTACCGGTGATATTATTGAAAATGCCGGTGTCAATGTAACTCTCACAGCCGGTACTGGACAAATGGTACTAACTTCCGGTACACAGGTTAATACCCAAAACCTTTCTGGTGTTAAAGTGACGGGTAATAATATCCGTTCCACAACCGCAACGGGTATACAATCAGGCGCAAGTCTTAATGTATTCACTAACCAAGTGGCAGCAAAAGGATTAGCTGTTGTAACTAAGCACGATACTCTCGGGGTCCACGCGATCGCCGCAGATCTGACTGGTACTACAATTCTCCGAGCTGATACCGCGGGGTCGAACATCGGGGCAACAGGGCATCTAATGTTTGCTCCCGCCCGAGATGAGGATCCTACGCTCACGACTGTCGGCGCCAACAACGCAGCTACATTTGTTGGCTTTGCGAGTGATTCGTGTGGTCAAATACGTGTCACAAGCACTGGTCTTGCCACTGCCGTCACAGTCCAACTTTTATTTGCTAAAACATTCCCAACATCAGTTCTTAATGTATTCCTCACTCCAGCGAGTCGCCCCGCGGCAGCTGTATTTGGGAGCGCCAGTGGGTGTTACGTTTCCGCCACTGGTATTAATGGATTTGACGTGTCTTTTACATCTCCCGATGGTAGCGTCACCGCACAAGAAGTCGATTTCAATTATTTCGTAGTTGATGTTGTAGAACCCGCTACGCAAATTGGTTAAATCTAAAACTTTCTCTAATGTTATTTTCCAAAGGAAATAACATTTATTTATTCACAAATTACTTAGACGCAGACACGAAGTGAGGCTGAATCTTTTTCTGAAGCGAGTAGTACGTGAGTGGCTCCTCCTTCAACGACTTCTTGTCCAGCTTAAGCAACGCCTGAAGCTTCTTATCCGGTACGATCTGGCGCCTATCATCAGGATTCTGGAGGTTGTTGTCGCGAATGTATCCACAGATGTACTTAGTTACATCGACACGAGACTTCAGCTCATCCGAACCCCAACCAGTGAACTTGGACATCTCACCACTGATAGGGACAGGCTTCATAAATCCCGAAGAGGTATTCTTAGCACGATTAGGATTCTTGCGCTTCTGCTTCATAGCACGCGCGGTATCCTTCTTGAGCTGCTTGAGCGACTTGTTGAGGGAACGAAGAAAGCGAACACCACTCACACGGCTCTTATCGCTAGCCGAGCGAACAGCGTCGATCTCATCCTCGACCTGCTTCTGCAACGCGTCAAAGGAAGCAAAAACGGACTCGCGATCAACAACGCGACGCTTCTTGGTGACCTTAGGTGCAGCTGCGGCAGCTGCAGCAGTTGTAGGTGTGGTTTCCTCAACTACCTCCTCAACTACCTCCTCGACAGGAGTCTTAGCGACCTTCTCCTTGCGGGATGACTTACTCTTGGTCTTACTCTTGGAGCTCTTATCTTTTGAAGAACGATTCTTATCTTTTGACTTGGATGACTTACTCTTGGAGGACGATTTGACTTTCTTGGAAGACGATTTAGGTTTCGAAGTTGGCATTTCTTATTCTTAGTCTGTCTTTAAGTTGTGTTTTTATTTTTAGTATTTTTAAAAGCACAGACACTTTAGATTAAAAATATTTCTATAAATAAATGTACCAAGATAACGAATCTAGCGAGTTCTCGCGCATGCCTAAAAGGAGAAAACTATCCGAAGATCTAGCTGAATTAGCTCCAGAAGTTCAAGATATTCCAAGTTTGATTGAAATCGCTCAACGAAAAGTGGAATACCAAAATTTGGATTCTCAAACATTATGGAAAATTTTACCAGAGCTCAAAAAACTAAATAATATGATAGGGATGGAAGGGTTAAAAACTACTATGTTTTACCAGATTATTTATTATCTTCAGAACATGCACAAAAAGGGGCAAAATGAGTACTTACATACAGTCATTACTGGCCCACCTGGGACTGGTAAGACTTCTGTAGCAGAAATTATAGGAAATATTTACAAAAATATGGGTGTTTTATCTAGTAAGGGAAGCTTTACTCTAGCTAAACGTGAGGATTTCATTGCTCCGTACCTCGGCCAAACTGCAATCAAAACAAGAGTACTTTTGGAATCTTGTGTAGGGGGTGTCCTATTCATCGACGAAGCCTACGCTTTAGGACCCGGGCAAAAGGATAAAGACTCTTTTTCTAAGGAAGCTATTGATACACTAAACGCATTTTTGTCGGAACACAAGAACGATTTTTGCTGTATCATCGCTGGTTACGAAGAAGACATCGAAAAATGCTTTTTTAGAATCAACAAAGGTCTTGAGCGCCGTTTCCAATGGGTTCACAGAATAGATAAATATTCTGATTTAGAATTGGCTAAAATTATGTTTAAGATGATTAACGAAGTAGATTGGAAAATTAACGTAAGCTTGGGAGATCTTTCAGAATTCATTAAGAAAAATAACAGTTGTTTTAAAAATTTTGGGGGTGATATTGAAACATTTTTATCCAAATGTAAAATGGCGCACGCGCAACGCGTATTTTCCCTGGAGGATCGTCATCGTTTCATTATAACACAAGACGATCTAGAAAAGGCTATTGAATTAACTCTTAAAAATAATATGGGAGGTTCTGAAATAATTAAACCACCATTTGGAATGTATTTATAATTTTAACATTTTAGAGATGTAAAAATTAATTGATCACATATCCACCCAGAGAATTTCTCCGGATAGCTTTTCCACTCAATGTTGCTTGATATTTCTTAGCAAGTGTGCAAAATGATTTAAACCATGCCCAGATAGCATCTTTATCATCGTCATCAAGCGCCTTCGATGTCCAAAGACGTTTAAAATGGATCACTGTTTCGCTACTGATCTCTTGAAATAATGTTTTGTTTTCGAGGAAAAATCTATCATCTTTCGAGTTAATTTTTTTCTCGTGAGGCAATATTTCCTGTATCACGTGGCATAACACGTCCGCGACAGGAACTTGATCTTTCATGAAAATTCTAACTATGACAAGATCGGGCTCGCTTGGAAATTGGGCGATAAGCTCGTCCAAAAAAGTAATAAATTGGTCTTTAAAGATAGACAAAATACGTAATTGTTGTTGCGCGCTCATTTTGTTTAACTACATTTCCTTTTAGGTTACTAGAGAAGCAATACAAGAAAATTTCTTCTTCTCGTATCTTATTTCCAATATTTTAACATCCACAGTAGATCCCACCGAAATTTGTTGTTTTTTCTTGATAAGAGTGTTTGAAATAAATTTAAATCCGTTTGTGTTCAGAATAGGAATCCAAATTTTGATGTCATAATAATTGCATAGAATCCCTGGTGCCAAAATCATAGTTACAGTGACTGGAATCTCAAGGTTCTTCTTAAGAACAATTGAGTTGACTAAAACACAAGTCTTGAATATAATGTTCCCAGAAATATTAGACACTTGATTAATCCAGTTCACGATTTCTAGAACTTCTACTATATAACCATCTTTTTGAGAATGTAATTTGTCTTTGTTTTTCCTCATTGTCTCGAGTAAAAATTCTTTTCTATCTTCGCCTATTTTATCAGGTGGCATAAACACGATTCTTTGAATTTTACGTTGTTCCATTTTAACTGATAAAATATAATTCTAAATTTCACTTTTGCAACATGATCAGTCCGATTAACAAGAAAGATATCAAAATTAACGGAATAGCCCAATAACAGTTATTATTGTTAGAAGAATTTACCGAATTGTTTTCCGTGTAATTCTCCATTTTCATTTGATCATATATCATATAACACTGTTGAGTGCCCGAACTCGCATTTCCTATACCCGTAAGTTTTGTAAAAGCAGTAGATGGTAGATCCTTGCCGGTTAATTCTTTTCTTTTGTCGCAAAATTCTAAACATTTTCGAAGACCTTTTTCCGGACTCAACGCCATAAAAATTCCGTTTTTATTAACTTCTCCCGTACATGCTGCATAAGGCCAACTCAGCGGGCCGGATGTCGAGTTCATAGTCAGTCCTGTTCGGTTTTCCATGGGGTTAATTATATTATCACAACATTCTGACATTTATTCAACAATTAAAAAAATGTTAGAATTAAATAAAATGGCATATTTAGCACCAGTTATTCCAGGTCTTGATCTGACCTACCAATATGAAAAAATCCGTCCTTTGCATAATAATACATCTCTCGAACCATGTCCCGGTACTTTGTGGGATTTTTTAGTTCAAAATACCCAACATTTTAGTATTTACAAATTCTTAGTAAACAAAGCCGATCTCGAGTATGATTTCAACGGGGTCGAGTTTGATTCTACTGTTTTTATACCATCTGATAAAAGTCTGGCAAAATTATGGAACAAAAATATGTTTCAAAATATGGAGAAACACCAAGCAATGCGTATGATTAAATATAACTCTCTTCCCAGACAAATTCGCATGAAAGAATTAACCAGTAGTGAAAGTATGAAATTGGATACACGAATAAGAGGTCACCTAATTTACACCAATAGTGATGGTAAAGGTTTAACAATGATAGGTGAAAAAAATGGAGGCCCAGTGAATGTAGTCAATGGTGACATCATTGTTAACAACGCTTTGGTGCATCTTACAGATAATTTCTTACTCCCAGAAATGTCATAATTTTAATTCTAAGTTAATGAAGAAATAAAATTATATAAATGTGTGGAATTTTCTTTCTCAAATCAAAAGTTATGGGTACAACTCATAGGATGGGTTGGAATGGGATAATTAATGCGGTTGAATTATTAAAAAATAGAGGTCCTGACAGAACCGAAATCAGGATTTTTGAATCACAGGTCTTGGGATTCTGTCGATTGGCTATCAATAGCATTTCTAAAATAGGAGATCAACCTTTTTGTCTGGTCGTTGACCATGACCGAAGAGTGTCACTGATTATGAACGGTGAGATTTATAATCACAAGAAGATCCAGAAAAAATATAAGTTTCCTAATGCCACAGGGAGTGATTGTGAAGTGATGCTGCATCTGTATCTTAAATTTGGTATTACATCGATTATAGATCAACTTGACGGTGTATTTGCGTTTACGTTGATTGATGGAGACAATGTGTATTTTGGAAGAGATGCTATCGGGGTCAGACCTCTATACTTTAGACAAAAAGATGGAGATATAGCTATTGCTTCCACCCCACTCTCGCTGGAAGGATTTTCAGAGTTTGACAAGACTCGACAGGTACCTGCTGGTAGTTATTATCACTTCCACAATCAACGTTTGGATTTAATTAATTGGTATCAAATTCCACGAGTCAATCTAAATACCGATTTTAATTGGCAAACTAATATCAAAAAAGTCTTAATTAACGCTACTAAGAAGCGCTTACTGTCAGACAGGCCTATTGGTTGTTTACTTTCGGGTGGATTGGATAGTTCGTTGATAGCATCTATTCTCTCGAGACTTATGGCTCCTAGAAAACTTCAAACTTTTTCAATCGGGTTTAATGAAAACGCGACTGATATCCTTGCTGCTAGGAAAGTTGCTAAGTTTTTACAAACAGATCATCACGAAATTATTCTACCCATGGAAAAGGCATTTGAAGCAATTCCGGAAGTAGTGCTTGCCACTGGAACTTATGATATTACAACTATCAGAGCCTCAGTTGGGATGTATTTAATTTGTCAGTGGATTAGTCAAAATACCGATATTAAAGTTCTTTTTTCGGGTGAAGGATCGGATGAGATATTCTGTGGATATCTTTATTTCCATTATGCTCCCACGAATGAAATTCTGGAAGAAGAATCGAGACGTCTAGTTAGCGAACTACCTTATTTTGACGTGCTTCGTTCAGATAGAACAGTTTCGTGTCATGGGTTGGAATTACGAGTGCCGTTTTTGGATAAACAATTTTTGAAAATGGCTCTTGGATTACCAGGAGAATTGAGACATCCTAAAAATGTAATGGAAAAGTATATACTTAGAAAATCTTTCGAAAAAGATGATTCAGGTAATCCTTACATTCCAGAAGAGATATTATGGAGACGGAAAGAGGGATTTAGCGATGGCGTGGGCAGTGTTGAGAATCCTTGGTATGTTAGAATCCAGGAAAATGTAAAAGAACAATTCACGGAGGAAGATCTGGAAAGAGCTCGTGAATTGGGATTGTGCGAACCAGTAACACCTGAATCAGTTTATTATTTCAAGATGTACCACAATTATTACAAAGGCACAGAATCACCCATCCCTCATCATTGGATGCCTAAGTGGCAAGACACTGACGACCCGTCCGGGAGAGTTATGCCAGCTTTTTCCGAAAATGTTGAATAATATAAATGGATGTTTTTACCATTATTTATTATGCCGTGTGGACCATAGTTGGACTGTGTATTATAAGAGATAAATGTTAACAAATAAAACCATGTTATGTTTTATTTGTAATCACGAAGCAGTATTGTTGATACCAGATCGAGATCCGGACTCGATGGTCGCTAGACCTATCTGCGACAAATGTCTAGATGACTTTATCAAGATTTTCCCCAATCTGTTCAAACACGTAACGCGGAGACAATTTGGACTAATATCCTAAACTTTCCCATACCCAATCAAACCATGATTGTTCAATACCTCTTCGACGTTTTTCGTGTCTCAATCTTTCACGAGCTTCAATTAATAACCTTTCTAATTCTAAAATTTCTTGTTCAGCGTCTATGACTGGATTTCTCTCAATCACATAACTATATCTTAATGCTTCATAAGACATTTATTATTCAGCAAAAACTATTTCAACAGGATTCATGACTGTTTGGATATTAGCATAAGCAGCATGGCAATTATGTTTAAATAAAAATCCTGAAAGCTTGTCCCATTGAGGAGCGCCACAGAAGGTAGCATCGGGTACTTCAGACGGGTAAGTGGAAAATATTTCTCTCACCCGGGTATGAGTAAGACTACTAACATCCATATCTTCTGGAAAAGAGTCCAGATTTCCATGTGCTTTGATAAGTTTGTATGCATTCATAGGACCTATTTTGGGCAAGTTAGAATTATAATCAGTCCCACACATGATACAAAAATCTTGAAACTCCTGTCTATCGAGCTCTAGAGCTTCTCGTACTTCATCGATGTTCAAGGTGAAGCATGTATCATCTCTTGTATTTAGTTTATGAAGGAATACACTAGCCTCGCAAGCTAGAAGATCGGTATCTTCCGACAATGCTCCATAAACTTTACCATCTCTGGATAGATGAGCGCATAATGTTTCTGCTTCACACAAAGATGTAGCATAGGGTACACCTAGAATATCAAATAGTTGTTTGCTAACCTCTATATCTTCTTTAGTCATTCTAACTACTTGTCCTTGGATTCTTTCCAAGTAATCTTCCAACCAACGAACGTCAATCTCATCTTTGGTTTTCTTACCCAAAAGTTTTTTCACTTTTTTAGGACTCTTACGACGTTTCATGGTCTCTCGTAGAATATCCATAATTTCTCCTGACTTGTTGTAAGTATCGAGGGCAAACTCAATATCGTGGGCTCTCTCCTGGATCTTTTCTTTGCTAGATTTTCTTTTTGCTTTTTCTTGCTCCTTTTCTTTAGGAGAAGGTCCATCGTACACAAAATAACAGTGTACGTTGTTGCGACGCAATGCTAGGATTAGATTGATGAACGCATGGATCCACCTATCACCAACAGCGGATTTATACTTGAACAAAAACAAACTCACATCCACCGCTACCTTCTTGTAAGCAAGGCTACTTAGATGAATTTGCTTGTAACATTCTGGACATTTTTTTCTTAAAAATTGATGTAAATTTTTGATTCCCATTTTGTTATTTTGTAGTTTGTAGCTCTTATATTTCATTTTATAAAGTATCTAATACATGTCTCGTTTAACGACCGACATGATTCAGATACCTTCTATCTGATTATACTATCTAGAACAGCTGAAAGTCTTTGGTCAGAGTGAGCATCAAAAAGTTAAAAATCATACTGCTAGCACGATAAATAAGGAAAAGTGGTCCAAAAGTGGTCACTTTTAATATATGGTAGCTTCGGCGTCCTGCGGCAATATATTTCACCCACAGAGGTTCTGAGGCTTTGGTCAGACCAAGCATAAAAATTTAAGTTCCGGGCCCTTTTTTGGACCATTAACCAAAAGTTCTGTAGTCAAACTATAAAGTTTTTGTAGCAACTCTCTATCCAAATAAGGTATTGATAGGAGTTCTAGAGCTTTGGTCAGTGTGAGCATCAATTTTTAAAAAATCAAACTGCTAGCACACTAAATAACGAAAAAAATCACTTTTTGGCTCAAATTGAATATATGATATTTGCACGGGCGTTCTATCCATATATTTAGTCTAGAGAGGTTTTGAGGCTTTGGTCAGAGTGAGCATCAAAATGGAGTTACCAACCCTTTTTTTTCACAGGTTATTACAGGTTGGTTTAAAATAGGCCAAACATTTAAAATCCCTATTTCTCCAAAAAATTCTCAAAAATGCTTATTTTCGCTAATAGTTGTCTAGAACTTCTGGCAATTAACGACCGACATGATTCAGATACCTTCTATCTGATTATACTATCTAGAACAGCTGAAAGTCTTTGGTCAGAGTGAGCATCAAAAAGTTAAAAATCATACTACTAGCACGATAAATAAGGAAAAGTGACTCAAAAGTGGTCACTTTTAATATATGGTAGCTACAAAGATTTTTCTTCCTGAAATTATGTCTACAGAGGTTCTGAGGCTTTGGTCAGAGTGAGCATAAAAAAAGAACGGTAAAATTTAAGTGTCAAAATTCGGGTTCACCAAAATACTTATAATACTCGTATATAGATTGTTTCACAGATGCCTACGTGGAAAACTTCTCAATCTAGCTGCTCTAGAAAGCCACAAGTAAATAAACACTATTTCGAGCACCAAAAACACTAAAAAAGCATATTAATAGATTCAGTAGTCTTCAAAACATCTGTCGTTATTTGAACCAGTTGATTAAAGTTGAAACAAACTTCTAAAGATACTTAGAACAGCTGAAAGTCTTTGGTCAGAGTGAGCATCAAAAAGTTAAAAATCATACTGCTAGCACGATAAATAAGGAAAAGTGGTCCAAAAGTGGTCACTTTTAATATATGGTAGAAACTTCTACTATATATCTATATATACTATCTACAAGAACTCTGAAGCTTTGGTCAGAGTGAGCATAAAAATTTACGTGTTACTTCTTTTTAGGTTTTGGAGGTAATACTGCGGTAAAACATATGAATCCTAATGACAGTAAACTTATAATACAAAAGATGATAATAAACATAGTGGCTGACGAGTTTACAGCTTGATTAGACATCATGAAATTTTCTTTAATACCTACATTTCCAGCCAAAAAAGGTGTTGTAGTTAATTTTATTAGTTCTCCTAAAGATATGAGAGGAGAAAAGTCAAAACCAGTGTACCTATATTGAGCTCGTCGAGTAAATCCGGTTCGTGGATCTAACCCACCCCCATTAATACCATCGCCGAAATCTAAAACTAATCGTTGTTGTCTAATAAAAGAAGGTATACTTTCTATTAATGCTTGTTCTGTTTTTGGGAAAATCATTGTAGTTGGGTAAAAAAGATCAGGGAGACCGCAAATTACGTTTTCTTCTATTTTACAGTCGTTAGTACCTCTTATCATTCTGAAATAACCATTGATACCCCATTTAGTCCCCCAACTATTAGCAATCCACCAAAATTTGACACCTGATTCTTCGCCCCATCCAACGATTCTAATCGCATGACCCCCGACACGAACATCATTATCGTTGTTTTTATATATTTGAGTTTTAGGATTGAAAGTGTAAAAACTGGAATAAACTTCCATACCCGTTGTAACAGGTCCATTAGTATATATCTCCGACATAATGTTCTTCTCGTTACCATGAGGGGCTATCCCAGGAACTGAGTAATAACAAAGAGCGCGATAAAATCTCGCAGGTGTTCCATCTTCTGCTCCAGTTTCGCGTTCTTGCGAATAATTACCACACATGTCTCCCTCGTCACCTGTAATAGCAGTGCATAGAGGTAATTGCGAGTCTTCTTTGTAATTTACAATGTCAAAACCATCTTTCTTTTGATTATAAGATAAACATTCGTCGGTATTAGTACCGATAGTATATAAATATCTCCACGCATCTATTAATGTGTTTCCATGACATCCTACTTTTCCTATACTTTGAGATAACACTTTACCAACTTTAGCCGCATAGTCTATGAATTCAGGATAATCTATTTTCATTTCTTTACCTTCCAAATCGCATAATAATGGTCTCAATGGGGTTAAAATCGGCTTTAGTTTGTTATTTGTTCTCAGACAAAATCTATCAGCCAAAGCGGAAGTACTGGCCCACGCCCAACAACTTCCACATTTCCCTTGATTTCTAATGGGAGATAAATAATCTTTCCATATCAATCTTCCATCGAATTCGCGGGGCAAATTTTTAACAATTTGCTGTCGGACAGTATGCATTTTAAGAGCTCTATCGGTAGTAGGATTGTCATTTCTCAAACTGGTTTGGAGTGGACGATTTTGAATCTTTGTCAATAATGCGCTTGAGAGCTTGTTCATTTTTTAAATGTAAAATGATTTTTAAATTTATGTTAATATTAAAATGAAGATGAATAAGGAAATAATTAGTTTCAAAAACAGTATAATCGTAGATCTGAAGACACAGGAAGCAGTTAAAACCCGAGCAAGTACCACTATTCGGAAGTTTAAAACAACTCAGGGTGTCACAGTAGCTAATAGAGTAGCTATGGAGAGAGCTGAAAAACAACTCAATGATGCCGAAGAAAAGATAAATAATTATAACGAATCTTTGAGAAGAATCGCTTGTGGTGATTTATCAGAATTACACGAAGTTCTACAAAAGAGTGAAGAATTGACGCGGGAATTCCACGATCATGAGAGTGATTTGGCTCACAAAAAAGCCAGAGCTACGGTGGCGGGTAAAAAACGCAAAGATGCAACTTACAAAAAACTAAGGAAGGAAAGGAGATCTCATAATTGGGACAAGAAGAAACACGGAATTTTTTACAGAAAGTATCTCAGAGCCGTGGATACTCTTCCTGATTACATGAAAGACAACTTGAAAACCATGCCTAATAACAAAGGTTATCGATGGAGAGGTGTTGGGTTCTACGGGCTTCAAAAACCGATAAAGGACGAACCACTCATCCTTTTTGAAAAACGCAGGGGCGTCTTGAAAATATGTAAATATTATAAAGACAGAGATGAAATTTACGAAAAGAAAGACGGGATGACAAATCTTGTAGAAAAGAAATACAAGAAAAAGGTATTTGACATTTCGATGCCACCGGGTGGTAGTCCCATTGAGTATGAAACCGCACCTCAAAGACACAACAACCGTGGAAGACGTAATAATGATAGAAGAAATGGAAGACGTAATAATGATAGAAGAAATAGTAACAATCGCAGGAATAGAACTAAATCGAAATCTAGAAATCTTACATCATGGGGTTAATTTTTTGTTGATACTTAACAAGTATAAACAATTTAATCAGAATTATCGAGTACAGATTTCAGAAATCTATACATATCTTGATATGTGAGACTCTCGGCTATCAATAAATCCTTTTCTACGCAATATTCTTCTAATTCTTCCCCAAAATCCAAGATAGCATTTCCTAGTCTTTCTTCCTGTGTTTTTTCATAATATTCTTGTGGTTGTGCTTCAGTATCTGAATCTATATCGCTGGTAGACATTTTATATAATGATCGTATTGCTTTTGATCATTTTCAGAAAGTTCAAAGCCTCGTAAAGAATATTTAGATGATTTTTGAAAGATTATGTAATTAAATTTTCTTTGTAAAGATGCTTTTCTACGATTCAAAGCAAAATCTTGAGTATCTAAATGCGATGCTAAGATATCGTAAAGTTTTGTTAAATGATAAAAATATTGGTATTCCCAATCTTCGAAACTTACGAATTTTTTATACGGTGTGCGTAAAATATTAGCCCTCAAAAAGATATTGAATTTCTTTCTGGGTTTAGCAATCGTTGATTTTTTAATTACGATTTCTTCAGGTTTTATTTCTTCTTTTTCTTCGGGTTTTTCATTTGCTATTGAGGCCCAACTAGACATTTATATTTAGATAATAATTCTTAAACTCTTTATTTATCCTCTTCTTCACCATCTTCTTCATCTTCTTCACCATCTTCACCATCTTCACCATCTCTATTTTTTTCCAGAGCTGCTATTTCATTGTCTATTTCATCGTCAATCTTGTCTCCTGATTTAGTATCTTCAGAGTTTTCTTGTATTTCTTCAACGACAGCATCACCATCGCTTTTAACCCCGTCTTCTCCTTTGAGGTCGTTTAACTCTTCAGCTATTTCTGAATCATCAATATGTTCTTCTCGGATCTCAACCTGACTTTCGGGTTCATCATCACCCCCAATAACCAGAGCTGACATCATGGGGGCCATCATTGACATCATAGATTCAATAGGATTAGGTGGTGGGGGTGGGGCTTGCTGTACCTCTCGTTGTTGTACTGGTCGAGCTTGTACCTGCACGGGCATTTGAACACCTCCTGGTCTGACATTCCTTGCGATATGTGCGACTCTTTGTCTTACAGTCTGATTTTGCCCTTTTAGAATTTCCTGTACTACAGCTTCTAAAACATCAGTGCGCGATTTTTGCATCCTGAGCTCATTTTCTAACTCACTGATTTTAGAACTTTGTTGATTAGTTCTTAGAACAACGAAGGTTGTAAGACCCACGATTAAAATAGCTTCAATTACTATGTGTATAATTTGCGCTTTAGTAAATGACATGTTTTAAGAAACATGTCATTTTTTAAACCTTGTAACTCAGAAAACAGAAACAAAATTCCATCCTAACTCCTGAAATAATCTTTTACAAATATCATCGTGATAAGATTTCCTCTCCACCGTTTTCAGAATGTTAAATTCTGAAATATCACATGGGTGCTTATATTTAGTTAGGAGTTGGTATAATACGTATTGATTATTAATGAAATTCTTACGATTAATTTTCTTATCACCTTTAAAGATTTTTTCATAGGTTTCGACAAGTTTATCAAAATCGCTAATGATACGACTTTCCAGATGAGAAATATCTGGTGGTTTGAGTCCAGTCAATGTGTAATGAATTAAAACAGCATCTTCATAGTGTTTACTATTTCCTGTTTCTTTTAAGAAAAGCAATACATGTGTCTTAGTGATTTTAGAAAACTTCAAATTTTTCTTATTAGACTTCACTAATAATCCATGTAATGCAAATTGACGCTCTAAATCTTTGTAGACTTTTTCCGGGATAGTACTATTTTGCTTACCTTGATATTGATTGATACAATCTCTAAAATGTATACGTTTGTCATATGTATATTTAGTTCCCACGTTAACTCTTTCCACATCCTTATAAGAGGAAGAAGTTGCGGCTATTTGAGTTTCAAAACCACACGACGTACACACCTTATAACCATCTAACTCGAGAAAATCGTTCTTTTTACAATTGTCACATAATTCTTGATTATTTTCCAATTTGATAACTGGAATTTCTAAAAAGTTATATTTTTTAGACACGTCTAAAAAGTTTTTAACAATAGTAGATTTGTTATCCACGTCTTCTTCCACTACAACACCCATAAATGAGACTTTTTTAGGTTTTCTTAATATTTTTTCGAATTCTTCTATTAGTTCTGCCGTTTCCATTAGGTAAAAATTTTTGCTTCTATTTGATTGTATGTCTTCTATTTTAGTTCTTAATTCTTGTGTGGCATTCTGTAACATCGTCAGTGTACTATGAAGATGATGAGGTTGGGCAAGCAATTGGTCCAACGTATTTATTTGTTCTCTATACGAATCGATATTTGCTTCTTCTTGCTCAAACATAGATAACATTTTTTCATGTAATTCCAAAATGTCTACCTCATTCTTCGCCATTTTTGTATTATGCTCTCTTATTTAAATCACGGTTTTAATTTTGGTGGTATTTTTACCAATTTCTCTAGATCTGTATTTAGTAATTTTTTTAAAAATTTTTTCTTGTGCCTAATAAAACACAATGGCATCAATATGTACTTCTAATCTTACCTCAGGTTTCATCGATCTTGCTACGTACGACGAGCAGGAGAAATATATGTATGGTGGTCGCCACGCGACCGCTTACTTTGTTCGCGAGACACGCAAGTCAACCTGGTTTACCCAGGTTCCTGTTGTCTTGAGCAAATGCAGTGGCTCTCCTGCTTTTGGTCAAGAGTGGTCAGTTCAGATCTCCCGCGCTGGTGATTACTTGCTTCAGACTTGGCTTCGCGTCGAGCTTCCTGAAGTCTGTGTCACTTCCGGTATTATCAAGGCTAATGACCAGATCGCTTGCGTTGGTATTCGCTGGACTCGTAATTTGGGTCACGCCCTTATCCGCGAGTGCTGCTTGACTTTCAACGACCTTGTGGCTGCTCGTTTCGATAACTACCACTTGGACTTCTGGTCTGCTTTCACCACCCCTGCTTCCAAGCAGAATGGTTACGATAACATGATCGGTAACATCGGTCAGCTTGCTGGTCTTGGTGATGTTCACGTCCTTCCTGCGGCTGTGTTGAATGTTCCTCTTCCTTTCTTCTACACTCGTGACAGTGGTGTTGCTTTGCCAACGGCTGCATTGCCATACAACGACATGCGTATTCAGTTCCAGTTCCGTAATCTTGGTGAATTGTTGATCGCTGACTACTGCCAGTTGCCTGCATCGGGTGGATCACTGACAGTTATTGGTGGTGATGCTTACGGTCGCCAAAAGAGTATTTGCCTCGATCAGACCACTATCACCGCATTGCCTAATCCGTTCGGGATCCAAGAGAATTACTTGGCACCTCGCCCAGCTGGTCAGGGATCCAGTAATTTTGGCGGTAACGCTCAGCTCCAAGTTGGCGTCCAGGCCGGGTCCAAACAGGCCGATTTCTCGAACTGGAAGTTCTGCGCTGGCACCCCCACACTTGGCTCTGTCTGTGTATGGGCCAACTACGCTATCGTTTCCAACGACGAGCGTAAGCGCATGGCATGTGCTCCTCGTGATATTCTTATCGAGCAGGTACAGACCGCACCTCCATGTGGTTTCAACCCAAAGAATGTCAACACCCCAGAGCAGTACGACATCCGCTTCTCGCACGCCATCAAGGTTCTTTTCTTCGCTGTGCGTAACAAGACCTTGAACTGTGAGCATGCTAACTACACCACTTCGCCTTCGTTCCCGATCCTTAACTGCATCAACGGAGCTAAGAGTGGTACCCTCGTGACCACCGCTCGTTCTTACGATCCGGTCGCAGCTGCATCCTTGCTCTACGAGAACACCTACCGTCTTGCTAATATGGGTTCGGACTTCTACTCCCTTGTTGAGCCTTACTACAAGGCCCCAACTATCCCAGACAAGACCGGTTACCACATGTACTCGTACTCCTTGGACTTCTTCAACTTGGACCCAATGGGATCTACCAACTACGGTAAGTTGACCAACGTCTCCTTGTACGTCAACCCATCCCAGGCCGCCGTCGAGTACCACTTGGACCCTAACTGCAATGACCAGACTGGTGCTGTCACTGCCAACGCGGGTTTCGTGTACACCTCGTCTTGTTCCACACCGCCACCAACTGGTGATAATGCCGCTTTGCAGAATAACGTCCGTTACTGCGAGCAGCAGAACTACGAGTTCGTTGTCACGGCTGTGAACAACAACATCGTCCGTATCTCGGGTGGTGCACTTGGTTTCCCAGTACTTTAAGCAACTTATTTTACAACTTTTATCATATTTCAACAATGAAATATGATTCTAATTCACTAAACATAATGCTTCTAAATAATCAGATAAACATCTCCTATTTTTCTTATCCAATTTAGCGTAAAAGGTGATTATATTCTGGTCTATCTGAAATTTACCATAGAGATGTGCTCCTACATCTCCAAATATTTCAACGCATTTATCTTTATCCAAGTTCGTTTGTAACAACAACAAATTATCTAAAGTTTTAATCATAATTTATCTCTCCTCGTGATTTTTTAACTACTTATAATAATGATACTTGAAATTAAATGAGCGAAGAATATGATCATGATCACGAAGAAGAACTGGCGAGTTCTTCCGAGTCCGTTATACCATCACCATCTCTGGCTACACGCTCGTCAAGTACCACGACCACGAGAAGACCACCAATTACGATTCGATTACCAACTATATCGCCGCGAAGACGGAGAGATAGGGATCCTAAATATTGTGTTATGTGTCGAGAAGACCACCCAATGATGAGCGAAAAACATAGATTA